ACATTAGCTAGAGGAATCTCAAAGTGGGTAGAATAGGCTTGACAAAATCCTTGTCGAAACTTTTCATAATCACGTTCATTCGAATGAAAGTACAATTCTCTCATTGCTGAATTTCCCGTGGATAAGAATTGAGTCTCAGGATTTTCAAACTTGGATGGAATTGTCCATTGTAAAGACCTGAAAATTGAATCCATTTCTAACTTTCCAACAATTCTTCCAAGGCGTTCATGCCAGGAAAAAGTGCGTTTCAAGAAAGACATAGTATCCAAGGTTACAAATGGTTTCAGTTCTCCAGATTTTGAAGCTGGAGTGAACGTCATACCATAGTTCTTCTCAACGAACTCTGAGTAGATAACATTATTCCATGTATCTTTATACGCCGCTAAGACCGCATTAACAAGATCGTCACCATAGGTAAATGGTTTGTTAAAGTGGAAAAAAATTACTTTAGTACCATGCAACGTGTAAAAAGGATACATAAGAAGAATTAATCCTCTCAATCCATTGTCTTCAGCAGTAGCATACTTACCAGATGGTTGTAAACCAGGTGAGCAAAACAACTCCTGTAACATATTTACTAACGGAAACAAAGAATCCGTCAATAAACCTTGAACAATCTTCATGGCTTCATCATTATAACCCATAAGTTTGCACACACGATAGATCACACTGCAAGCAGCATGACCAATTTCGAATGGCATTCCTAGGTCATAATTTCCATAGTCACCCTCTATGATTAAATCAGAATGCAATTTTAGCTCATCGTAAATACGACTCGCTTCCATATGCATGTTTATACCAACTGCGGTGCAGTAAATATAAGACGATTCAACCATCGAAGTATAAAATGGAGAAAGATACATACGAGACAAGATTAGCGCATCAAGTGGAGAGGCATAGAAAACACGAGTTTTTCCAGCTGCCACTTTTTCCGCTAGCCTTGCTTCATCCTTTAACGAAGCATTATAAACAAACATGTTGTTTTCTCCGTCCAAGTACCTCTGCAATTGTTCATGCAGTCTCTGTTTCAGCTCCTCAGTAGGTTCCCGAGTAACTGAACCATCTTTCTCTTCAACGATGGGGATATGGTCTCCTTTCTTTCCTTTCAACCCGTAACCAGCAGCAGTAGTGGCATTTACGCGTCTAAAGAAAGCATCTTCTGGAATTCCATTTATGGCTTTATCCATATCAACAGGATTCCAATGATTGATTCCTCTCTTGTGAAGATTGGTCACAACATGAAGAGTCAGTTCATCGATAATATAATTCAACAACTTCTGATCTAATGCAGGTTTGTGGACAGCCATCTTTCTAGCAGTAAGATTGTATGGCGAAATCCACTCACCTTTATTATTCAGATGAGGAATCATACATGGTCTCTCATATCTTTGCTGTGGAGTAAAACTCATAGCATCAAAAAAGAGTTCATGTAATGACTTATCCTTTGCCATGAATGTCTCTTGAAGACGAGACTTTTGATTCACATTAACAAAACCAGGCAAAGTACCATAGTACTTCAACTCATGCAAGTTTTCATGAAACATAAATGACTTAGGATGTATATGTGGAACACGATCAAAAAAGGTGGTAGAACTTTCAGATGACAATTCCATAAATGAGGTTTTTGCCCTCAATTTTTGAATTCCATCTTCAACATCTTTCAAAGTAAAACATGCTGCATAGCAATCATGATCACTTCCACCAGCAGAATGAA